GGATTCCGCTTGATATTTACACGCCGAATCAGGTGACCACGATTTCTGCCAAGACGAGTGGCACGGTGAATTATTCGGTGCAGTACACCAACGAAGATCCGTTTGATCGCAGCATTCAGCAACTTGCGGTTGCACATCCGAATGCCAGCTTGACGGCAGCGTCCGGTGACGAGACTCAGTTCACGACGACGCTGATGCGTGCGGTTCGACTGAGGATTAATAGCGGCTCGGGTTCGGTTCGCTTTACCGTTGTCCAACAGTCCACGAAGTAAGCCATGGCTAACGTTAAGATTACAGATCTTACGGCGGCTACGGCTCTCGGGGGAAGCGAGCTTTTTGAGTGCGTGCAGTCTTCGACTTCGGTCAAGGCGTCGGCTACGCAGATCAAAAATTTCGTAGGCGATTCGCTGAATCTCACTGGCGGCGTAATCAACTCGGTCACGATCAACAATGCGGTCGGTGAGTTTGATTCGATTACGGTGACGGCGGGCGCGGTTCCGTTTAACACGATTACTAACCTTTCTGTTGGCCAATTTGAATCTCACGTTGATCAAACGGCCGCATCAGCTAACGTCGCTACCATTGTTCAAATGAATAATGCAGCGGGATTTAACTCTGGAATTACGATTGCTTCCAGTACAAACATCACGGTAGCTGCAACAGGCATTTACTTAATCAATGCCAGTCTTCAATTTGCAAACGCAGACACCACCAACCACACCTCGACTTTCTGGTTCAGAAAGAATGGGACTAACATTCCCAACTCTGCGTCGATCATTTCGGTTCCGAAAGTGGCGGACGGAGGTAAAACATTGGGTCAAGTGACTATCTTAGACTCAATAACCGTCAGCAGCTACATACAGTTGATTTGGTCCGTAAGTAATACCAATATTACTTTGGATTACTCTTCTGCGACTGTAACAGCCCCTGAGGTTCCCTCTGTTATTTTTAACATACAGAGAGTTAAGTAATGAACTGCAAAGGCGACTGGTCAGAATGGAAACAGTTTGCCAAGGGCGGTGGCGCGTTTAAGAGTCCGGCTTGGCAGCGTAAGGCTGGGAAAAATCCTGAGGGGGGTTTGAACGAAGCCGGTCGTCGCAGTGCGAAGCGAGAAGGGATGAATCTCAAGCCGCCGGTTAGTGCTGGGCAGGCAAAGAAATCCCCTAAGGCAGCGGCACGGCGTCGATCATTCTGCGCCCGGATGTCGGGAATGCCGGGACCGATGAAAGACGACAAAGGTCGTCCGACTCGCAAGGCGCTGTCGCTACGTAAGTGGGATTGCTGATGAAAAAGAAAGTGGTTCGTAAGCGTAAAGTGAAAGTAAATCCGTTGCCGGAGCCGGTCGCACCGACTCGTCGTGAGCGGTTGATGATTAAACTCATTGTGCTAAAGGCGCGACTGCGAGGGGTACTTGCGGCGCTCAAAGCGCGCATCTCTTGAGAGGGTAAATCCATGGCTGTTAAGTACGTAAAAGATTTTGATTTCCCGGCTTCGGGCGGGTTCCACAACAAGAGCATGCCGAGCCGCGCAGGGGCTTCTGCTAAGGGTATGCCTGCTCGTGCGATGCCGAATGCTCCGGCGCGTGGCGCTGCAAGAATGGAGTCCAAGCCCAAGATGGGTAAGGGTCAGGGTTACGCTTCTGGCGGCAGCGTTACAAAAGCTCGCGGCCAAAAGGCTCCTGCTAAAACTGCAATAGCAATTGGCAGACCGGGATCTGTTGGTAAGCCGTCGCCCAAAAGTGTAAGCAAGCCCGGGCTAGGACCTGTCATACCTCTGACTTCGGTAACATCACCCAAAAGCGTAAGCAAGCCCGGGCTAGGACCTGCCATGGCACCGACTTCGGTAACATCGCCAAAAAGCGTAAGCAAGCCGAACACGAACATGGAAATTGTTATGGTTCCAGAAGTAACTTATGCCAAGTCTTCTTACGGCAAGCCAAAAATGGCGGCTTACGCCAAGGGTGGCAAGGTTGCCAAAGTGATGCGCGAGTACAAGGAAGGCAAGTTGCACTCGGGTTCTAAAAAGGGACCTGTTGTAAAAAACCCGAAGCAAGCCATGGCGATTGCGCTGTCTGAAGCCCGTAGTATGAAGAAAGCCAAGGGCGGCGAAGTGTTTAGCGACGAGTACCTTGCCTATGGAAATAAGAAGGGTCCGTATCGCGGTAGCCCGAAGAAAGCCAAGATGCTCGGTCGTCAGGATCGTCGTGCTCGCGAAGCCATGGAGCGTGCGGAAAAGTACGCGCCGGGTAAGAGCCTTGATATGCCGGATCGTAAAGCGCACGGTGGCATGCCGATGCGTCGCAAGGCCATGTACGGCGGCGGCAAGTGCTAAAATAACGTCTGTCAGTCATTAGGGTCTGCTCGGTGCAGCGGACCAAGGCGCAAGAGGGACCCTGATGGCAACTTCCGGTACAGTTTCGACAACTCAATTTACAACTAGGCAGGTCATTGACCATGCCTACAGGCGTTGTCGTCTTGGTGCGCAACAGATCACCTCTGAGATGATCGACATTGCGAACGACCAGCTTTACCTGATTCTTTCCAATCTTGCGAACCGTGGTGTGCAGCTTTGGTGTATTGAGCGCACGGTGCTGCCGCTTTATGAAGGGCAGGGATCTGTTCCGCTACCGTTGGGAACCGTAGATCTTCTCAACACCAATCTGCGTACGCTGCAAGAAGCAACGGGCACGGTGTCTTCGACTTCAACGACGTATCAAAATTACAATGATGAGGGCTTGACCGTTACGACGGTAGGCATCAAGTGGGCAGCGGTAGCGCAGCCTTATGTGGTTGAAAAGTCGAGCGATGGGTTGGTCTGGACAATTGTTGAGACGATTGAAGATACGACTGCGCCGACTCAGATTGCGGGTGAGTGGAGTTGGGTAGACACCGAGACTCCGCAGACTGCTGACTATTTCCGCGTTCGTGTGACGAGCGGAACCCTCTCGACCTCAGATGTTTTCTTCGGGAACACGCCTACAGAAATCCCTATAGCGCGTTTAAATCGCGATGACTATACGGCGCTGCCCAATAAATCATTTGAAGGTCGTCCTTTGCAGTTCTGGTTTGATCGTCAGATCAACCGACCGTATATGCGTCTGTGGCCGATTCCCAATCAGGCAGCGGAAACGCAGCAGATTGTGGTATGGCGGCATCGCTACATCATGGATGTCGGCACGATGACGCAAGAACTAGAAGTTCCGCAGCGTTGGTTTGATGCGATTGTTGCGTTGCTGGCGAGCAAGCTTGCGGAAGAGACTCCGGAAGTGGATGCGCAATTGATGCCAATCTTGGAAGCGAAGGCGGATAAGGCGTTGGCTCAGGCCGAGAATGAAGAGCGTGATAATTCTCCGATTTACTGGGCACCCATGATTGCGCCGTATACGAAGTGACGTATGAAAGTTTGCGGCATTTATATCATTACAAACCTAAAGAACGGCATGAAGTATGTTGGTCGTTCTTCTAATTGCAATCAAAGATGGGCGCTTCATAAGTACGAAGCAAGATCTAAAAGAAGGCTTTGCCAAGAATTACACAAAGCTATTGTGCGTGATGGAATTGAAAACTTTAAATTTGAAATTTTTAAAGAAGTTTCAGAAGAGTTTTTACCTGTTGCAGAAAGAGAAACAATGGAACTTTTGAACACTCGTTGGCCAAATGGTTACAACGTAGGTTCAGAATTTGGAGGCTCTTCTGAAGGGGCTTATAAAAGAGAATCTATTCTTAAAAATAAAAGAGAAGCTGACCCTGAGTTTGATAAAAAGTATCGCGCTCTTAGAGGAAAAGCTGCTCGTGCAAGAATGAAAAAAGAAGAAGCTAATCCTGATTGGTATAAAGATTGCAGAAAAAGAGCTTCAGATACTTTTCGTGAGCGTATGAACAACGAAGAGTACAGATTAAAAATTTCTTCTCAAAGAGCAAATGCTGCAAAAATTGGTTGGGCTAACAAAAGATCAAGAAAGGAGGCTCAAATAAATGCCGCTTTTTCTTGATACACGCGGTCTGACTTATGCTGCAATTGGTTGTTGTGACCGCTGCAAAATTAAATATCCATTAGGGGCACTTGGACCAGATCCTAATGCTCCCGGATTGCGCGTTTGCGAAGGATGCACTGATCAACTTGACCCGTATCGTTTACCCGCTCGTCAGACTGAAAGAATTACGCTGCCTTTTGTTCGCCCGGATGCGCCGCTTACGAGTGCGCCGTATGGTGTCATTAGTGAAGACGGCAACACGTTCTTGATTGACGAACAAGGTGATGAATACCTTGAACCGCAGCAGGTGCCCTGATGGCTACGGTACCCAGCAACCTCATCCCCGCCCGCATAACATCCCTTCCGGAAGCTCCGGTTGCGGACCCGGCTGGTTATTTTCCAATTGTTATTGCGGGCACGACCTATAAGGTTCAGTTTAGTCAGATCAATCAGAATCTGACTGTTCCGCCGTCGCGTGCGATTAATGCGGGAACTGGATTGACGGGCGGCGGTACGCTCTCGCACGACATTACGATTGCTGTAGCTAACGGCGGCATCGGTGATACGCAGCTTGATACGACGGGCGTTGCGGCGGGTACGTATGGAACGGGACAACTGATTCCGGTCATCACTGTCAGCAGCAAGGGTCGTGTAACGAACGTATCGACGGTTTCCGTGGCACAGGCGGGATTGGTTCCAACATCGCGTCAAGTTACCGCAGGCAGCGGAATCATTGGCGGCGGTAATCTTGCTCAGGACATTTCGTTCTCAATTGACTATGCGACGGTTGCTCCGGTTGCTGGCGGTGTGGCTTCGGTGGGTACGTCATCAAAGATTGCGCGTGGCGATCACGTTCACCCGGCAGTAGATCTTTCGGATACGGCCAAGACAACGGGTGTGTTGCCTTTAGGTCGTGGCGGTACGGGATCGGCAATATCTCCTGTAGCTGGTGCCGTGGTGTACAGCGATGGCACGAACTTTGCGCTGAGCAATCAAGGTAGCCCCGGTCAGGTGTTATCGTCTAACGGTACGGGTGCACCGACTTGGTTGACGATTACGGGCGCGGGCACCGTTACCAGTATTGATGTCAGCAGCACGGTAAGTGGACTGGCGTTTACGGGTGGTCCGGTTACGGCGGCGGGCACAATTACGATGTCTGGAACGCTTGCTGTTACCCATGGCGGTACGGGAGCAGGCACGGCTTCGGGTGCACGGACTAACTTGGGTCTTGGCACGATTGCAACTCAAGACGCTAGTGATGTCATTATTTCGGGTGGTAGCATCACAGTTGCTACGCTCGTAGCGACTAGCAGCGCAATTACGAATCTGACGGCGACGAGTGCGACGGTTACCAATCTCAAAGCGACTAGCGCGACGATTGATAACTTTACCTTTACGTCGGCTACGGTTACTCGGCTATCGGCAACCAGCGCCAGCATTAGTCAGTTGGGAGTCCAATCTGCCAGCATCACGACGGCAAGCATTGGCAGCGCGGGTATTACGACGCTTAGCGGGTCTAGCGCACAAATCACAACGATTGGCGCGACGAGTGGCAACATTACGACGCTGACCGGCGACAGTTGGACGGTTAACAACTTCCGCGCAACCAGCGCCACAATTGACAACTTTACGTTCACTTCGTCTACGGTTACGAATCTGACCGCGATCTCGGCCAGCATTACGACGCTGACGGGCGGCTCGGCCACAATTACAACGCTCAACGCCCCGACCATTACGGGCACGACCTTAGGCTACGGCTCGGCTAGTTTGACGACGCTGAGCGCGGCTAGTGCGGGGATTACCACGCTTTCTAGCGGGTCGCTGACTGCTACGAACTTGACGGCTACGAGCGGCACGGTAACCACGTTGGCGGCGACTTCGGCAGCGGTCACTAACCTGTCTGTTACGAGCCTGACCGTGAGCAGCCTGTCGCTGGTGAATGCGACCTTTACCAGCGCGACCATTACGACGCTGACCAGCACGAGTGCAGGGATTACGACCGCCTCGGGTACGTCACTCCGGTATGGCAGTGCGGACATTACGACCCTGACGAGCGGGTCTTTGACGGCGACGAATCTGACTTCGACCAGCGGGACGGTTACGACGCTGACTTCGACCTCTGCGGGTATTACCACCCTGTCGAGCGGGTCGCTGACGGCGACTAATCTGACGGCAACCAGCGGCACGGTCACCACACTGGCTTCGACCTCGGCGGCGATTACCAATTTGTCGGTTACGAGCCTGACGGTATCGAGCCTGTCGCTCGCCAATGCGACCTTTACGTCCGCTACAATTACGACGCTGACTTCTACCTCGGCTGCGATTACGACCCTTTCGGGAACCACGCTGT